GTTCTCCGCACGCCAAGCCAAACAGATGTTCGGGGGCAGGAAACTACCCGACAAGATCAAGAAAGCTGTTAAAGAAGCACCGGATGAGCAGTTTACGTTTGTGCGTGTGGTTATGCCGAGAGAAGATTACAAGGCTGGGACGCAGGACGTTCTACAGAAGAAGTTTGCTGCCGTTGATATTCACTATGACTCCAAGACGATACTAAGAGAGAGTGGATTCAATGAGCTACCTTACGTTATAGGGAGATTTGAGAAGGCATCAGGGGAACTCTGGGGCAGAAGCCCAGCGGATATTGCGATGCCAGATATCAAGACGATCAACAAGATAAGGGAATTAGAGTTGAAGGGGCTTGCTACTGCCGTACATCCCCCGTTAATAGCCCCGGATCAAGGGATTATTGGTACCTTTAGGATGACCCCTTCAGCTATAAACTATTCCAGAGAACCCGAAAGATTTAAATTCCTGAGATTTGAAGGCCGTTTCGACTTATCGTCGCTCAAGGCCAATGAACTGAAAAAATCTATTCGGGGCATATTCCTAGCGGATCAGTTGGTTCTACCAGAGAAGCTCAACATGACCGCTGAAGAAGTGGCGACGGTACGAGAACAAATCCAGAAACTCCTTGGCCCCACGGTTGCCCGGTTTGAGAGCGAGGTTCTTACCCCGTTGATCCTGCGTAGCTTTGGGATCATGTATCGGGCTGGCGTGTTACCACCCACACCACCTGAATTAGAGGGTTTGGATGAAATCGAAATTGCGTACATTGGGCAGCTTGCTAAAAATCAGAAGATACAGGATGTCACATCCATTCAAAGGTGGTTGGGAGTCGCTTCAAACATGGCAACGGTATCGCCTGAGATTCTTGATAATGTTGATATGGATAAGGCTCTGGAAATTATCGGTGAAAGAATGGCTGTTCCGACTGAAGTTATGCGTTCTGAGAAGGAAGTGGCTGCTTTAAGGGCGCAGAGACAAGAGAAGATGATGATGCAAGAGCAACTTGCCCAAGCATCACAGGTCGCAGAAGGTGCTGGTAAGGCAGCACCAATGGTTAAAGCGTTAGGAGGTGCAGATGCGTTCCCCGTCCAATGAATTAGAGGAGATTAGGGAGGCCATTGTTAAAACATTCTCCGGTGTATACGGAGAAAAGGTACTGAATTTTTTAGACGATATGTATTCCAACCAGATATCAGCCGTACCCAATGATCCTTATACTACATACTACCATGAGGGCGGGCGTGGCTTGGTACTTGGGTTGAAGTTCCAAATCAACGCATATAAAGAAGTCAAACAAAAAGCGAAAAACTATAGTGAGTGATTGGAATTTTGATTGTGAAAAATGTGGAGCGTGTTGCAAGGTCATTGGTTGTCCTGATCTCACAAAAGACAATCTCTGCGCTATTTATAATAATCGACCATTTGTATGTGATTCCAAGAAAATGTATGACGAGGTACACAGTAAGACCATGACAAAGCAAGAATATTTTGATAAGGCTAAAATTGCCTGTAACCAACTAAAGGAGTTGTTATGACTGACGAGGCCGTTCAAAGCGAGAACCTCATAGGCACAGAAGAAGCAGAAGTACAGGATGATTCATGGAGAGGGCAGCATTTACCTGAAGATTTACGAGACAACGATACGCTAAAGAAGTTTGAAGATGTAGGAGCCTTGGGCGGTGCTTATCTCAAGTTACAAGAGATGCTGGGATCACGGGCTAAAATCCCCGGTGAGGAGTCTACAGATGAAGAGCGAGGCGAGTTCTATAACAAGCTAGGTCGCCCTGAAGCCCCAGATAAGTATGACATTCAGATTGATGAGAAATATTCTCAGACCATAGAGGATCAGCAGAAAATTAAAGATTTCAAGGAGAAAGCGTTTCAGCAGGGGTTAACCAATACTCAGGCACAGGGGGCAATTGATTTTTATTCGTCTATGATTGAGGGTGCGATGGTTGATGTTGAGACATCTAAAGCCCAAGCCCGTGTAGATGCCGAGTCTGTACTCAAGAAAGAATGGGGTACGGGGCAATACAGGAATAACTTGGCCTTATCCAGAAGGGCATTCAATAAATTTGCTGATACTGATTTGAAGGAATTTGTGGAGAAGTCTGGAGTTTCCAATAATGTTGCTTTTATACGATTTCTACATAAAATAGGAATAGGGTTCAGCGATCCAGAGATGGCTGGTATGGGCAAAGATACCTCTGGGGTAGACGCTGATTCCGCTAAGATAGAAGTCGATGCGTTGATGAAGGATAAGCAACATAAGTATCACGAAGCTCTCTTTGATGCAAAGCACGCCAAACACGCTGAAGCTATAGCGTACAGGGATCGTCTATATGATTCCATGTATGGAGATGAAGAAGAGTGACAGATCAAGATATTATTTGTTCCGATTGTGAAAACTTTGTGGTGAAAGAGCGCTCTGTAAACGGCAAGGCCACACCGGAACAATATGGGTATTGTGTTTACTATGAAGGACAAGCATCGTCCAACCAGTTCTACTCACAATGCCCCGGTGCTTCTAGGATCGTCATGGTCGTTAAGAAGCCTTTTGTGAAGGGTTTAGCCCCCAAAGGGGATAACTAAGGCTTCACGCAAATAAGAGCCTACATGGTGTAGATAACTCTTCCTTTTAATCTCTTTTTATAAGAGGTGTATTATGAGTACCGAAGTCAATAAAGCGTTTGCCCAGAAGTTTAGGGATACTTTTTTGCACTTGGTACAGCAAAAGGGGTCACGTTTGCGTGATTATGTACGTGTTAATACGGATGTATCAGGCAAGTACGACCATTTTGACAGAATCGGTAGCACATCGGCTCAAAAAATTACGAGCCGACATTCCGATACTCCATTAATCTCTACACCCCACTCACGTAGGCGTGTGAGTATGGATGACTACAATTGGGCTGACTTAATCGACAAAGCCGATAAAGTCCGAATGTTAGCTGATCCTGCTTCCGACTATATGAAAGCGGGGGTATGGGCAATGGGGCGTAAGATGGATGATATAATCATCGCTGCCATGTCTGGTAATGCCGTTAGTATTGATGAGGATGACGCATCATCTAATGTAGCTTTACCCTCTGCTCAAAAGATTGCTGTATCAGCCACAACGGATATGAACATCACAAAGCTACTCCAAGCTAAGCAAATTTTGGATGCTTCTGATGTTGATCCTGATTTACCACGCCATATTGTTATGAAGAGCAATCAGTTCTATGATCTGTTAAATGATTCCGAGATCCAAAGTTCAGATTACAATACGGTGAAAGCTCTTGTAGCTGGTGAAATTGATACCTTTGCAGGTTTCAAATTCCATCGCTCCGAGCGCTTAGCTACAGATTCAAGTAGTGATACGCTATGCTTAGCATGGATTCCTGAAGGAATCGGTCTGAGCATGGGAATGGATGTTAAGACAGAAATTACTGAGCGTCCAGATAAAAACTATAGTACACAGGTCTATGCCCAGATGTGTCTAGGTGCGGTTCGCATCGAAGACGAAAAGGTTGTAGAGATTGCCTGTACTGATTCTTAACGGAGGTGTGATATGGCTACTTTAAAAAGCACAGAATACACCACCGCTTCGGCAGGCACAGGAGCCAAAAATGCACCTACTTCTTGGAGTGGGGTAACTTATCGGTATGCACAATATACTGGTGCTGTTACTACTTCAGATGTTGTGCATATGATGGTGATTCCAGCAGGTGTACGCATTTTACCGCAGTCCTTTGTCATTATTAGTGATTTAGAGGCATCGTCTACGGTAGATGTTGGTTATGCAGCGCATACAACCCAAAGTACGGGTGCAGCAGTAGCAGTTGATGTCAATGCGTTTTGTACCGTGATTGCTGCTGATTCTGCACGTACTGTTACACATTTCCACGAAAGCACAACGCATGATACTGGTTATGTGACAACGGGTGAGATGATTCTTACATTCTCTATGCCAGCAGGTGAGGCTGTTTCAGGAGATACGTTTGATTTTCATATCATGTACGCTGATCCTAACTAGGATTGAATAGTTTGGGGGTGGCTCTTGGGCTACGGGAGTCACCGCCTTACTTTACTAGGAGTATGTTATGCCAACCGTAGGCACCAAGCATTTTAGCTACTCGAAAAAAGGCAAGCGTGCAGCTATGAAGATGGCAAGGAAAACGGGGCAGAAAGTTAAGAATAAGAAACCTAAACACAAAAAATAAATGGCATCTAAAGTTGATCTGGCAAATGAAGCCCTGCTTGTGTTGGGGGCAAATACGATTACGAGTTTCACGGACAATGATTCCAATGCTGTTTTAGTCAACCGTTTCTACGACAGTGAACGGGATGCGGTGTTGAGAGGCCATCGTTGGAATTGTGCTATTACAACTGCTAATCTGGCTTCTTTAATAGGGACTCCAATTATTGCTTGGGAGTATAAGTTCACACTCCCAACTGATCCATATTGTCTGCGTGTCCTAGATGTGCGAACTGTTACCGGGGATATCAAGCTCGATTACGAGGTACAGGGCAGGGAGCTACTAACCGAGGAGTCAGCGGTTGATATCACTTATATTAAGAGATTGACCGATGCAAGCCAATTTGATGCCCTGCTGTATCAAGCGCTTGTGTTCCGCATGGCTTGGAAATTATCGTTCCCGATTACACGTTCTCATGTAGTAATGAACCACATGGGTACCATGTATGAAGCGATTATCAGGGAAGCACGGACGATTGATTCCCAAGAAGGCACCCCGGAAGTTATTGTATCTGATACGTTGACTGATGTTAGGCTACGCTAAATGGCTAAAACATGGCCTATCCAAACCAATTTTACCGCTGGTCAGTTATCTCCACGCTTGCATGGGCGTGTAGATATCAATAAGTATAATAATGGTTTGAAGTTACAGAAGAATGCTTACAGCCTTCCTCATGGCGGTGTAGTGCGTCGAGGAGGGTTTCATTATGTTGCAGGAGTACAAACAAATTCCAAGAAAGTAAGATTAGTAAGATTTGAGTTTAGCGTTACGCAAGCATACATTCTGGAATTTGGCGACCTTTATGTGCGCTTTTACAAGGATAATGGTCAGATAGAATCTGGTGGTTCTCCCGTACAGGTTACAACGCCTTTTACAGAAGCCCAGCTTTTTGATCTGTACTTTGCCCAATCAGCCGATACTCTCTACATAGCTCACTCCAGCCACGCACCCCGCAAGCTAACGAGATCAAGCCATACATCTTGGACTCTTAGCACCCTCACTTTTTCCTCTGCTCCTTCTAACTTTGCAGGGGGTGCAGGGGACTATCCCCGATGTGTGACCTTTTTTGAGGAACGGTTGTATTGGGCGGGTACGGACAACAACCCTCAAACGATGTGGGCGAGTAAGTCAGGCGACTTCTTAAACATGGATCAGGGCACGGGTTTAGATGATGAATCCGTAGAATTTACTTTAGCTACAGATGATGTGAATGTTATCCGCTGGATGAAGGCTTCTGATGTTCTTCTAGTAGGAACCGTTGGAGGTGAGTTCAAGTTACACGGCAACGGCAACCCAGTTACCCCCTCTAATGTCCGTGTCGTTCAAGAAACCAAGTACGGTTCCAGTACCGTAACCCCCGTCACTTCGGGGCGTGCCGTTCTATTCAACCAACGAGCCACTAAAAAGATACGCCAGATGATCTTCGATCTAAACGTCGAGGGTTATGTGGCCCCAGATTTAACGATTTTAGCCGAGGATATTACAGGCGATGGCATAACGCACATGGCTTACCAGCAGGAGCCTGATTCAATTATCTGGGCGGTGCGTGACGATGGCACCTTAATCGGCCTGACTTACCAGAGAGATCAACAGGTAGTAGCTTGGCACCAGCACCCCATAGGGGGCTATTTCGGTGAAGCCACGATTACGGTGACTGACGCAGCTAATATTGCAGCAGGTTCCACGATTACCATTACTCTCTCAGATGGTACGACAGAGATAATGACGGCTACCGCTGATGACCCCCCGGCAAGCCCAAACGAATTTTCTTTAGGAGATGGGTCTAACAATGGTGTTGCTGACAATATAGCGATTGGTACTGGTGGTGTTTTGGGAATCAATGCTTTGACCAATTTAACTGCCCCGAATCCCGCAGCTAATGTAGTGACCGTAACAGATCAGGCTGCTGGGTTGAACTTACTTTCGATTACCAGTTCCGATAGCACACGGTTAACCGTCACCAACCAAGGACAGGCTGTAGTTGAAAGTGTGGCTGTTATCCCATCTGCCGATGGTAAATCGGATGAGCTATGGGCCAGTATCAAGCGTACCGTAGACGGTAATACCGTACGGTATGTAGAGTATTTAGATCCAGCTATTTTTGTAGATTCAGGATTAACGTACTCTGGGTCTGCTGTTAGTTCACTTAGTGGCCTAGATCACTTGGAGGGGCAATGCGTTCAAATCGTTGGAGATGACGCAGTCTTCTCACGGGCTATCGTATCCAGCGGTACGGTTACAACGTCCGCAGCCGTAAGCACGGCTTATATAGGGCTACATTACCCAACAGAACTGACAACGCTTCAACCCGAAGTACCCCAGAGAGATGGGTCGTCATTCGGTAAAAAGAAGTCTTGGAACCGTATTATCCTGAATCTGTATCAAACACTTGGGATATCGGTGAACGATAACCAGTTAGTCTTTAGAACTGGGGGAGATGCTATGGACTCAGCCCCGCCTAAATTTACGGGACAGTTCGATATAACCAGCCTTGGCTGGAAAGAGGTTGACGCAACCATTACGGTGAAACAAGAACAACCGCTAGGTATGACATTAATCTCAATGTCTGGTGAGTTGAATGTTAATGACTGAATCTCCACTTCGTCAATGTGGTGAGATTACAATTATTCCTTACGAGGTTGAGCATTTTGAACACTTACTGGTTAGACCGCATGAGGTAGGGATAAAAGAGGCGATTAAGCTGTCGGACACCCAATGGGCTAGGGCCATCAAAAAGGAGGCTGTAGAGGCTTATACTGCGTATTACAACGATAAGATCATAGTTATTGGAGGAATGAACTTATTATGGGAACACGTAGGAGAGGTTTGGGCGGTAGGCTCTCCACAGATTCCAAATCAGAAATTTACCTACTATAAGATTATGAAGTTTTTCTTGAACTATTTCCGTAACACGTATAAATTGAAGCGAGTACAGGCACAGGTCATAGCCGACTACACCATGCTACATGAGTTTGTAAAGAGACTAGGATTTAAATACGAGGGTACCATGCACAACTATTGTGGCGGTGCCATTGATAACTGTATGTACGCTATCTGGGAGTAAGGCATGGAGGCAACCACAGCAGCAGCGATATCAGCCGGGTCTTCCGTATTACAGGGAGTTGGTGGGTATAAGTCAGGTCAGGCATCCTCACGGTCTGCACAGGCTACCGCTTTATACAACAGGCAGATATCTGAAATTAATGCCCAGATGGAGGCAAGCCGTGGCCTTGCCGTACGATCCATTGTAGAGGCGAATGCGGAGCAGATTGCTGAACAGGCAGTCTATAATGCGTTCATTATAGATCGTCAGGCCGAGGAGATTGAATTACAGAATGATTTCGATATCTTTATCGCTTCTCGCCAATATGATATTTTTACCTCCGAGAAGAGGGCTAGGTGGGGTACAGCCGGGGTAACAATGGCAGGTAGCCCAACTACCGTGGCAATCGCTGATGCGAATGCAGCCTCCCTAAACCTTGCTAATATACAACAGCGTGGGATTCAGGCTGCCTCCCAAGTACGCCAGAATGCTAATATGACGCTGTATAAGGGCAAGGTAGACTTCAATAACTTAATGCAACAAGCCTTTATGGAACAATACACCTCAGATATCCGTAGAGCCAACATAATTAACGAAGGAAGTATGAACTATTATGCAGGGCAAACTCAAGCATACGCTGCCCAACAGCAAGCAAATTCAGCACTTATAAGTGGTATCGCAGGGGGGATTTCTGGAGGGCTTCGAACTTATGCTAGTTTAGGAGGTTTTAACACCCCACCTGTAACTCCACCTGTAACTCCAGAAGCCTCATTAATATCTGATTTTGGGCCTTCTTTTTCTGGTTTTACATCGGCAGCACAAAACCAATCAATATTTGGACAAACACCAAGGCAACCTTTCGGGCCACTACCGGGGTGAGGGCTAATAAACTATGGCTAAAATAGGATCACCATTACAAGTTACCGAACGAGTGCCCGTAAGCAATCCCGTCTTATTGCCTACTACTAGCCAAACTAGTGCCAATGTTCCGGTACAGAAGATTGACTACATGAATTATGGTATCGGACAGACTCTAGCCAAGTCCGGTCAGCTTATGAGTCAAGAGCTTGGTAATATGGTGGATAAGGTGGGTCAGGCTGCCATCTACATAGATCAGGTGAAAAAGCAACATGATAAGGTAAAAATTGGATCGGAGTGGAATGCTCTTACTAATCAGTTTGAAAAAGACATGGCTAGTACCCGTGATTTAAGTGGTCGTGAAAAACTATACTCTCAATATACTAATCAAGTTTCAGAACTAGAGAAAGCAACTGCGGAACGTATCGGAGGGGATCACAAGTCCCAAGCCTTCCTTGCCCAACTAGGGGTTAATGCTAGAAAGTCAGCTTCAACGGCCTATGCAAAGATTGAAAATCAACGGTTCACTCAAACCGATAGCGCCCTAGTATTACAAAACAAGGTATTGCAAAGCGAAATTGGCAACAAAGAATCCATTAATATAACTACTGCTCTACAAGAAGGCCTTGCACGCATTGACCAGAGGGTAGCAATAGGTTCTATTTCTCCTGATGTCGTGCAACTGCACAAAGACCTTTTTATCAAGCAAGGTCTTATTAATCGTTCGGAATTGATGGGTCGATCACTAGCGAGGGATTATGCAAGCGATCCGTCCTCGATGCCTGATACTGCTGCTGAAATGCTTGCCGTATTCAAAGGTCAGTTTGGCGACATTACTCTTAGTGAAGAAAATCACTCTGTAGCTTATCAGTCATTTCTAACAACTTTCCATAAGGAGGTTAGAAAGCAGAATAGCATTATAACAGATAAAGAAAAAACCAATGCACTGCAACACAGAAAATTGATTAAGAAGACATTTGCACATTTTGGGGATTTGATTGCGCAGGGTACCCTTACCGATGAGTTTGCGGAGAAAGCAATAAAGTCTTTTGAATTATTGGGCTTGCATTCACAGGCTGTAGAACTAAGGGAGAAGATGGATGGATATTTTAATAGTACGCAAGCCAACGAAATG